TCATAAAACTTTATATTAAAATGCTGAATCCCAATCCATATGCCCTTTTGAGTAGTTTGTTACTCTATTGGCAAAGAAATCTGTTTGTTGTTTTCCTGCGATAACTGCATCAAACCATTTCATAGTTTTTAATGCTCCTTTATCTATTTCCTCTGATGGTATTAAAGGTTTTAAACCTAAATCTCCCATCTTAGTATTTACTCTGTGTTTAATAAAGTTTTTTAATTCGTCTTTAGAAAGATTTTCTAAATCTCCCATTTCGAATACTTTATCTATAAAGTCAAACTCTAATTTTATTGCTGCTGCTGCAGCTTCTCTAATATCTGCTTCAAGTTGAGGTGTTTTAAACTCTGGGTGTTCTTCCATTAGAGTTTTAAATAACCAACAACCTGCATTACTGTGTAAAGATTCATCTCTTACAGACCATTCTACTATCTGTCCAACTCCTTTTAAAAGGTTTCTCATTTTAAATGAAAGTAACACTGCAAAGGAACTAAATAAGTTAACACCTTCTGTGAAAGCAGAGAAGATTGCGAGAGAGACAGCTCTTTGGTGCCAGTCTGGTGCATCATGAGAATCTCTAACTTCCATTAGATTTTCAATTTTAGCCATAGTAGCCTCATCTTCCATAAACTCAGCAAAGTTATCTAAACCTAACTGCTCATTTAATAATGAGTATGCTTCGGCGTGTATAGTTTCAAAAGAACCAAAAGTAACACCCATTGCAATAATTTCTGGTTTTCTAAACCAAGTAGTTACAAGGTTAGTCCAGTAATCGTTCACCACTGTTTCTGTCTGTGCAAATCCTTTTAAGATTCCTCCAATAAGATTCTTTTCATGGGGTTTAAGGTTGGATGACCAGTCGGTAACATCCTGTGCCATCGGTACTTCTGTATGTAACCAGTGAGCTTGTTGTTGCTTCATCCAATAGTCAAAAGCTTGTGGGTATTCAAATGGTTTGTAAACGACTCTTTCTTGCAATAAGCTCATATATAATTATATATTTGGTGTTAATTAAGACAAAAACATCCTCAAGTGGAAACCACCGAGGACGTGGTTATAAATAGAATATATATTTCGGTTTCAGATCAAAAAGTTATGACTTTTTATCAAAAACTTTAGCCATAGTTTCTCTATCTAAAGAGAAAACTGGTTTATCATCGGCTGCCATTAAATCAGCAGGATCTGCTTTGCCTTTAAATTCAATATGACCGTTATTTGTATCCATCATTACATCATAAGTCATACCATCTTGGCCGTATCTATTTTTCATAACGTGTATTCTACCTGTACCTAATACCTTGTCTTCTTTCTGACGAGAAAGTGATAAGCAGATATCGGCTACCATCATTTTATCATAAGAACCTGCAGCTTTATCTCCTTCAATTACTGAATCTTTGGCTCCCATTCGGTTAACTTGTGATGGGGTTAAGACAGGTATTTGAAACTCTTTGGCTAGCCCTTTAGTAGCGATAAATACATCATCGATTTCATCCTTGCGTTCTGCGAACTTACCTTTAGACGGTGCACGTAAATAATCAACGTAGTCGATTACAATCATATCTGGTTTATGGTCCATATCAATACATTTCTGGATATGAGACTTAATAGTGTTTACTGTAGCTCCTTTAGGCGGGTATTCTTTTACAATAAGTTTACCTTTAAGACCTTCAACTACTTTTTCAACTTCTCCTCTATGTTTATTTACTTCATCTATAGAGTATCCAGTAAAATAACAGTCGAATCGTTTACCTACATAATCTTCACCTAACTCTAAAGTATAGTAATTAACATTATACCCCATTTTAACAGCATGAGCTGCTGCAGCTACCATCGTCCAAGATTTACCTCCTCCTGGGTTACCAAATACGATAACTAAATCTCCTGGGCCAAAGCCTCCTTGGATTCCATCATTCATTAAAGGCCAAGGTGTAGGAACGGTAGGTCTATAGTTCTCTCTATATCGAGATTCTACATCTTTGTTGTACTCATGACCCATATTCTTATCCATTCCAGCTTTCATTGCTTTTTCAACCATATTTCTAATACCGTCGAAATCACCTTCTTTTAATAAGTCTGCTGAGGATAAGATTGCATGTTTCATTTCCTGGTTCTTACAAAATCCTAAGAACTCTTCCTGTACATACTCTAAATCGTCTTGGGTGGCTGCATAAGAGTTTCTTAACTCTTCTTTTAACGCTACAACTAAAATCTCGTTATCTAGTTTCTGAAGTTCTACTTTAAGCACATCCATTGTAACGGTAGTGTGGTACTTGTCAAAGTATTCCATAATGTTGTTGATAATCCACTTATGTGAATCGGCATCAAAATAGTCCTCTTTGAGTACGTCTCTAACGTTTAGTAGAAATTTCTTGTCTGTGAGTAATGATCCTAGTACTTTTAGTTGGAACCCCTTCCCGTACTGCTGTAAGCTCTTTAATGTCATCTAATAACCTTTTTATTATACTTAAATATATGATTTTTAATTCTATTTTCCTACTTTACTACTGTTAATCTTCTAAAGTTTTCTAACCACCCTTCAGTATTTTTTGTAATACCTTCAATCTTATCTTCATCAAGCAAATGTAAGAAAGCTCCGGTTTGTAGTTTATTGACCTCCTCTTTAAGTACATCCTTAACATGGTCCATTTCTTTCTGATCAAGATCAGTAATATGCAGGTCCATTAGTTTAAAGTTGGTTTCAACTCTATCCCATTCGGTAATTATTTTAGGAAAGATCTTCTTCTCATTCATCTTCTCTTCACATATGTTATAAACATAATCAAGAGTCATACCCGGTTTATTAACTAGGTCTGGAAATTGAGATAGAATAGTTTTAATTCCTAATCCTTTTACTCCGGCTAAATTATCAGAATTATCTCCTAATAACGCTTTTACAATATTATAATTTTCCGGTAGAACTTGAAGTTCTTCTTCTATATTACCTTTTGTAAACGTTTTCTTTTTTACTGGAGCGTATACTTCTACATATTCGTCTACAAGTTGTAAAAAATCTTTATCTGATGAAACTATTGTTAGTTTCTTTTTAGACTTAGAAGCTGTTTTAGCCAAATATGCTATAATATCATCAGCTTCCAATTTTTCCATCATAAGCTGCTGGACTGGTAGACATTCCAAGTAATCTTGAGTTCTAAATAACTGTCCAATTAATGCTTCAGTTTCTTCAGCTTTTGTATCATAAAGTCCCCAGTGGGTTATTCTTGAAGTAGCTCTCTGTGCTTTATAATTCGGATCAATATTTTTTCTGTTAGCTGAACCTCCCTTACCGTCCCATACAATTATAACTCTTGAAGGGTCAAAAGTTCTTGTAACAAACCCCAGTGATCGCAAGAAGCCTACCAGGCCGCCTACATGGTGACCTGATGGGTTCATTGCTTTGAGCAGTGAGAAGCTACGAATTAACATATTCATAGCATCTATGACCAAGATATGGTCATTCAGCTCTCGGGGTGGGGTGGGTTTGAGATTATCTAAAATGTTACTATAGTTCCCCATTAATCAAGAATTCCGGTAGTTATTTTTTCCTCTTCCATATCTCCTTCTTCAATAAGATCGAAGTCGATACTTCCAACTAATTTTAACCAGTGTTCTTTGTGGGCATCTCTATACTTATCAATAGCCTTTTTATCGTCTGGGATGAATCCATGTGCTGTCATTACAACTTTACCTCTAGACTGAACTCCTCCAATATGGTTCTTTTCAATCTGGATGTTAGTTCTTTTGGCAAACTCGACTTGAAGGCCGTCTTTTACAGCTTTAATCTTAGAAGTTCCAGGGTTTGTAATGTTACCAAAAGTAACTACTAATGTAGCATCATACCACATAGACATTCCTCCTTTATTCTGTAGTTTAGGCTGACCCATAGGGTGTTCAGGCTTTTGTGTCCATACCTTATTAATAGCTACTAGAGTATTTGTATAAGGTGAGTTCTCTTTTCTTGATAATAGAATCTTTTGATTCAAGTTATTACCAAATTGAGTAGACATCGCACCTGCATTCCATTCATTATTGTTCTTATTAGAACGTACTGATAAATCACAAGGAATAGATCCAATTGAATCCCAGAAGAAACACATATCGAATGGTAAGTTACCTTTAGACTGTTCGTCCATTAAGTCAGCCATATAGACTGCTACCTCTTCGATAGTATTTAATGTACCCCTATCAGCATATAGGAAGTGACCTTCATAATCGGTTACAGTTCCATCAGCATCTTTAACTTCTTCGAACTGTAGTCCCATTTCTTTAGCATGGTCCCAAGACCATTTCATCTCCGATATGATAAAAACTGGCAGTATGCCCAATTTCTGGGCATTGACTGCAGCTTCTAGTAGGGCAGTTGTTTTGCCCGTATCACTATGTCCGCGAAGGAGTGTGATGTGTCCGGTAGGAATACCGGGGAGGGAGGTGATATCTTGGTATGCTTGAGAAAGAGGTATCCATTCTTGTTGTTTGAACTTAACCGAGGCTTCAGAAAAACCTTTCTTCTTCTTAAAATTGCCAAGGTTAAAATTCTTCTTGACTGCCGCAGATGCGGCCTCTTGTACTTCTTTCTTCTTAGCCATAAATATTACTCGTTAAATAGATCGTCAAATTTACTAACTGTATCTTGTTTTCCTACAGTTGCTGCTTCAGTAGTAAACGCAGCAGGTACTTTCTCTTGTCCTAAACTTGCAGGTAAAGAAGTATCGATGTTTGAGTTTGTTGAGGCAGCAGGAGCTGCTTCAGCTACAGAAGAGGGATCTAAATAACCTTGTAATTGTTTCTTAATGAAAGCGTAATCGTATTCATTATGAACTTCTTTAGGGTCTGGTTGTTCTTTTAACCACTTATCCAATAACGCACTATCTTCTGTTAAACCTGAAGAGTTACGTTTAGGTCTTAATGAGGTTTCTGGGTAAGGATTACCTGCAGTCATAGTAACTGTAAGGTCTGTACCGTTTACCGGGTCTGTAATATCTCCGTAATCTTCGTCAGAAATAATAGCTAGTAAGGCTTTATAGATAGTAATACCAAATCCCCATAATCTAACTCCTTTTTCTTCTTCTCCTCTAACAATTACAGGAGCAAAGATTCTAGTCTTAGGATTCAATTTACCCGCTAATGACCAGTTGTCTTTATCAGAAGTCTTTTTTAGTTCGGCTACGAACTCCTCGATTGGATCTTGCTTACCAAAGTTTGATAAAGCTACCATCGGGTACTTTCCAACTCCATAATGGAATTTCATTTCCGTAAACGGCATGGAAGGATCATAAGTAGAAGGAACTAAACGTACTGTCTGTTCTCCTAATTGCGGTTTCCAAAAAATAGTTGAATAGTCAATTTTTTCTCTCTCTTGACCATTAGAGCTCAAAGCATCTAGCTTTGCTTGAATTGCACTCAAATCCATAATAATAACATTTTAATTATAACTTATTTATTCAATATAAGAACTAAATTCTAGTTTTCCAACTTTTAAAGTATATTTTTAAAAACTTCAACACTTTCTTTCCCTACTCTTAATCCATTTACATCACAATGTTTACACGCAGGTATTTCGATTCTATTCCCTTTTAAAAGTGTTTTTCTTATGTGGTTATATCTTGAACTAGTCCATAATTCTGGAAAGGGTTTATTTGTGATATTGTTTAAATTTTTTTCTTGTCTTTGCCAATCTTTACTACATAGTAATACGTCTCCATTCCAATCTACAATTGCTTTATAAAATGGAATGTAACATCCTCTTTGTTGGGGTTCTACTTTATTAAATATTCCTCCTCTATTGGTTAATCCATATTCTTTAAAAATTGTAACCTCACCTGTATCTTCTAAATGCCTAATCTGTATTTTAATTTGATTACCGTAAGGTTTAAAGTGGTGTGAAAGTTTCTCTAAATGCTCTTTGTTATCATAACAGTTTACAATCAGTAGTTGAACTCCTATATTTATATAATCTTCAACTTTTTGTCTTCCCTTTAAGAATACATCCCCGTTAGTCATGGTGTATGTATAAAAATACGGTGTAAATTCTGCTAGAAGGTCTAGTATGTTTTTTGCTAATACCGGTTCTCCAAACCCTACAAATCCTACTTCTCCTGTATACTTAGCTGCTTGCAATTGTTCTGAAAGTAGTTTTGCTGTTTCTAATTTCATATGTAGGTTAGAATTTGGATATAATTCTGCATTTACTCTTGGACAAAAACTACATGTTCTGTTACAAAGTTCAGTCGGATTTATCTCTAAATTACGTAGCCCGGGGAGTAGTGTATTATTAATACTATCTGCAGTAACTTCTTCCCACCTAAATTGAAATTTATTAACTTTCATACTACCTTGATTGATCTGGAGATTTATACCAGAGGCTGAGTTCTCCAATTTCTATATGTTGAGGAGTCTCAATCGCCCACTTTACTGCTGATGCAACTTCCATTGAGGTTAGCATTCCTTTTCCGGTTTTTTGTGTAGAGAGGGTCATATTGGTTTTAACTAACCCGGGATTTATAGTAATAATTCTACATTTCCTGTCTGTCTTAAATCCGCAAAGGTAAGCTTGATGGTTAAGTGACGCCTTGTATGCTGAGTATCCGGACCAGTTTTTACTCATACCTGGGTACTTTGATTGACTGGAAATATTTACAATTGTTTTGTTTTCATCGTAAATCCATTCAGTAAAGAATAATGTAAATAGTTCAGTTTGTGCATTTTCAAAGTATGCGTTATTAATAAATACATTACTATTTTTTGCTGCGTTAAGAATCTCTAACCTACCGTCTTCTGTAGATATATCGTAGTTATTAGACCTACTGTATCCTTTTACTGAGTAGGCGGTAGATAAACTCTCATATAGGGCTTTTCCAATTCCTTTTGTATGTCCTGTTAAGGAGATCTCCAACATAACCTTTATTAAACCTTATTTATCTAATTCAATAATTTGAAATAATTTAGTGTTGATTCTTTTTAGTTCTGGACCTTTAGTGAGTAGTATACAGTTTCTATAATCTGCCCAGTTGACTCTGTAGCTAGGGTCAGGTACGCCTCCGTTAAGTTCCTTAATCAAGGTATTCAAAGCGTTAATCGTATATAAGGTATTCGATTCTTTTTTTCTATGTACCAGGATGGTATTGTCTAAAAACGTTCCTACGTTTCCAAAATCAACATTATATGTACAGATGTATTCGTCTTGGCTTTTTGAATATAGGACAAATATTTTGCTGTAAATAATCTTGTATCTTTCCTGTATTGTATCAAGTACTCCTGCCAAAGTTTCTTCAGTGGCAAACGTACAAAACAGTTTGTTACTCATATCTTCATTTAAATAAATTGGCTCGATATCATAATCGAACAGTGGACTTACAACATTTTGTGTCATATATAAATATTAAACTGTTTTATAAAACAAGATCTTTACTAAATTTAAATTTTACCGGGTATTTCTTCTCGGATTCCATTATTCTCTGTACTTCTTCTAATGTTTCTTTCCCATCCTCTTTATAGAAGTCAAATAGTATAGCATCATAGGTATATAAGACAATTTTGGTTTTTTTGTCTTTTAAGTACCTTAGTACATCTTTTAAGATAAGTATATTTCTTGCGGTCTCCAACGATTGCATCATATAGTTCATTAATTTCGCTGGATGCATCTCTTTTAACTCTTTGGTGAAGGGTTTATCCGAGATAGGATTGTAGACTACTCCATTATCGTTGTAGAAGTTCCACATATCGTCAATATACTGTTGTATTTTTTGAAATATCTCTAAATTACGGTGCTGTTCAGGTATTTTTCCATAAATTGCCTGAAAGTTAATCTGTTTTGCCTCTAAATACTGTTCTTCAGTAATATCTTCTGTACCAAAGTAGTGTTTAGCAAGCTGTTTGTGTGCTGATTCATCTGTTAAAGGGTAATCAATCTGATCGCTAAGTAAACGAAGGTGGTAGCCATCAAAATCGAATTCAACAAAGAAATCACCGGTCGGGTGGAAGCAAGCTCTGTGCTCTGGATCTTTAGGTATAGCAGCGAAATTAACAGAATTAAAAGCATTAGTAGGTCTAGATGTCGCATTGTACAGGTTGTATTGGGTTAGAACTATATTATCTTGAATATTATATTTAGGATCTCGGGGAGTAAATAACCTTACAAAGTTTTCATAGTATATTCCTAAACCTTGCTGCTCTAATAAGAAGAATACATTAGTAGCTGTCGTATTATAAAATTCAAAACCTTTTGGTATGGTGTATTCCAGTACATGACCTACTTGTCCAAATATTTTCTCACATGATTCATGTAATTTAGATATAGGAATTAACTGGTTTATGTTTTCAAAGTCTTTAAATTTGTTGTAGAAGTAATTTAAAGTACTGTTCTCTTTTGTATACTCTAGTCTATCAAACTTTACCATTGAGTATAGTAACGATAGATCTATGGCACCTTGTAGATTAAAGTGGTAGAGTAGGTTTTTCTTGTCTAATGTGTAGAGTGTTGAAGCTTGTGAAAGAAGTC